ATTCAATGCTTCTACAATCGGAGTAAGTACATCCAATCTATCGGAGTTGTTCATATTACAATCGTGGTTTCCCGTAATAAGAATAGTTTCACAATGTTTAGAACATTCCGTAAATAGCCAACTTATCTCTCTAACCAATTCAGGAGATAATTCTAACTTAGCATGAGCAATATCTCCTGCTAAATAAATGATTGAATTTTCCGTACCTCTTTTACGAATTTCTTCAAACATTTTCTCAAAGACTTGTCTATACTCTCTGTGTCTTTGTACGTTACGGATATGAACATCCGCAATATGATAGATTGTTTTTAATCTTTTCATAAACTATTTATTTTGTTTAATAGTAATTCTTCGCTTGAAAACTCTTTAGTTTTCTTTAGTTCTTCATAAAATTTTTCATACCCCATGTCAGATGCATCTTTATCTTTTAGATACATCATTTTTACATTTATTCCTTGCTTTCTAAAATAATCGGCGGCTTTAAGTGCTTCATTGATTGCATCATTATCCAATGAAATAACGATATCAGTAACACCACTCATAAATATTTTTTCTACTAATTGTTTAGATGGAAACTTGCCTAATAATGGTATTGCGTTTCGTTTAATAGTAATAGCATCAAATACACCTTCGCATAATATAATTGGTTCATTCCAATTTACTTGCGATTCAAATCCGATTATATTTTTACTGATTGGTGGATTTTTATATTTCATTTTCTCATCTGAATAATATGAACGAGAAATAAAATAATTCAATTGTCCCTTAGAATCGTATGATGGTATAATTATTCTACGAGAGTATAATCCCTCTTTACAATAGCCAATATTATATTTAATAATCTCTTTCATACCTATTCCTCTTTGAGTAAGATAGAACATAGCATGCTTATATTCGGGATTAAATCCTTTCGGTTCTTCGGTTAATGAAATAAATTCTTTTGGAAGTTGAATAAATACTTTTGTTTCGGCATCTTCTTGTTGTGGAGTCCAATTACTATCGCCATATATCTCTCTAATTAAAGATATAGTTTTTCTATCAACATCCAATTTACGAAGTAAAGATGTTAATTTTTTACCACCACTATTACAAGTCCAACAATGCCATTTTTGGGTTTCAGTATTAACTTGCAGTTTTGGTTTGTGATGATTACAAAATGGACAGTGAAATGCCAACTCATTACCCCTTAGAGTAAGACCAGTACCCAATACGTTAGTAAGGGCAGTAATTACCTTATTTTTATCATTGCTACTTAACACGTCCCAAATATACAACAAATATTTGATATTACCAAATATTTTAAAACCAATCTTCCGGTATTATCTTATCGGCATATTTAAATCCGTTCTTATCGCACCAATCTGCGTAAGTAGTTTTTGAGTTTTTACTTATTTTGTTCTTTGAATTGGAAAATACGAAACGTATATCCAAATTAGGGTTTTGTTGCTTAACTAATAGATGTTTCTTTCTATCTGCTGCTAGAAATCTACCTTTCGTTTCTACGAAAATACCGTTAGGTAACTTAAAATCAGGATTGTAAGTATGTTGAGAAGCAGGTATAATATAAGACACCTTTTCGGACTCATATTTAACCTCAATTCCTTTAGATTCGATTTGTACTGATATATTTTCCTCAAGACCAGATTTAAATCCATATTTTCTAGCAACCCATATACTAGATTTTTTTGTAACTTTTTTAGCCATTAAACTATTTTTTTAACGAGTCTGAATATTTTTTCTCACTAACTTCTCCACCTCTACCAGTTTTGAATTTAGCAGCAGTTAATACTTGCTCATCTGCCTTTTTTAAATCATTAGTGGTATATGGAGTTTTTGCATTCGTACCCGCTTCGAATGAAATTTTATCAACACCCAATGATGATTGAGCTGCTTTGTATAATTCTAAAATCTTTGACATAATATGTTTTTCTTTAGTATAAATATAAATTAAGTATCAAAACGTATAATAAAGTTTACAGGCATTTCTGGCTCCGATTTGATTGGTTGTGGGAGCTTAGCTACCGCAACTAAATCACAATTATCATCATATAATCCGATGGTTGTAATATATGGTGCTAAGAATGAACCCGTTGAATCTATCGAACCACTTAAATCATAATGTTCAAATCCTGCATATGTTTCCGAATTAGAGCCACTATATGAGCCCGTAAATCTGAAATCTAATATGTTACCATTTTCTAATGTAGATAGTTTACGGATGTATTTAACACCAGGTTCAATAGTTGTTTTATAAATCTTTCCATCGGAACCCGTTATATGGCTATCTACTTTATCAACCTCAACTATTGCAGATGGGTTTTGTGAAATATTAAATTCATCATCATTTACAATAAGAAGATATTCGTGCTCATAAATCGTTTTTGTAGATTTATAAGTTACATCCCAACTTCCTAATAATAAATTGTTTACATCTCTAGTGATAACAATTAAACCTTGAGTATAGAAAATATTACCAACTTTAAACTTAACCAGTGTATCGGATATAAATGGAATATCGTCTACAATCAATACTCCACTTTGTATATCAAATGATATGATTCTCATATCATAACTATCTCCATTATATACCAAATTAAATGTTTCGTTTGTAATATCAAAATCACCTATCGCTGTTTGGAATGAAGCAGTGTATGGGTTATTTGCTAAATCGGTAAAAATAATTTTATTAATCTGATTATCAATTGAAACGATTGTAATGTAATCGCCAGCCGAATCAATCATATTACCATATGAATCATCCACATATGTTTTATCATCATCAACCAATACCGCTGAACCCTTTTTTATACCTTCACCAATTGCTATTTGTGGGATTGAAATTACTTTAGCTGAATCATTCAGGTATCTATCTTTTACAAGAACAGAAGTTTGATATTCATTGGTTTTATTTCCAAATCTTAAAAATGGATTATCTTCAACTCCATTGTAGAATTGAGCTCTTAATTGGCCATATAAAGAATGTTTATTATATGGAATCCCATTTAAATAACCAATAGTGGAAGTTGTATCATCGATTGATGCATATGAACCATCTTCGGCTATTAACAATGAAGCACTAGCCGTTGTTTTATCCCATTCTTTATAAGCCTTAAACGGTCTTATACTAATATCTGATTTTGGTATCCTTTTTAACATATCAAGTATAAATATCGAATTAACAAAAAACCCCCATTGAAGGGGGTTAGATGTTAGTTATATTCTCTGATTAGAAATCTAATTTAACTTTGATTGCTACTTCTTTATCAAACGATTTTGCAATTGGCTGCGAAGTTTTAGCTACCGCCAATAATTCGTTTGCATCATCATAAAGACCTACAGTAGTAATATACACCTTAGGGTCTTTTTCAAATGATGAATTTGCGAATGCTCCTACTGAACCACTTACGAATGTTGGGTTGTTTGAGAAGTTGAATTCTCTATTGTTTGCTCTTACAAAATAATGTGATGTAGAAACGTTTTCAGTTCTACGAGCTTGGAAATCAGCTCCTTTAACTAATGCATTAAATAGTTTCAATGAACCAGATGCTGAACCCGATTGATGATATTGTGCCGTAGTTGAACCAACTGCTGCCATTAAGTTACCACCCACCGATGCTGATAATGCTGATGGGTTTAGTAAAATAACACCCATATCAGGGTAGAATAATCCAAATCCTGCTCCATTAGATGCAGTATAAGTATTAATTGATGCAGTCAATGCTGAACCAATATTTAATGAACCACTTGCTAAATAATAAACTCTACCTGCGGTTGTTACATTTTCATCAGTTCCACCACTATTATCAATCAATGATACCATACCAACCGAACCCGATAGATTGATTGAAATGTTACCTGGATCTAATCTTTCTTTATATCTTGCTCTATTTACATTAATTGCGTAGAATGATGTCATATCATTTCCAACATAATCAGTAAAATATGCATCAGCAGAATCTAATAATACATTTTTAAATTGATTATAAACTGCCTTAGTTGGAAGTGTAGATGAATCATCTTGTGTTAAAGTAGGTGCACCATATCCTCTAGCATCACCATATGCTATTGAGAATTGAACCTCAGCTGCATCAGATGATGTTGCTACGTTATATACATCCAAATAGTATTTACCCGTTGCCGAATTAAGTTGTAAAGATGATGTATAAAATGTAGCTAAAGAACCCGTATCTCCACTCCATATTCCAGAAGTTACAATTTCCGTTCTATTAGTTACTTTATCAATAGCACCAAATTTTTTGTAAATACCATTAGTTACAGTCGTTAAATCCGAACTAATTTGCTCTCCTTCTCCCAAAAATTGATTTACGATTCTAACTAATTCGTTAGTATCTACGGGAGTTCCTGCGGTGCTTGCTGCTCCGGCTAAGTATTGAGATAAATTACTTGCTAAGAGTTGTCCTCTATTATCTTTAATTAATGCCATAGTTTAAATTATTGAACGTATGTTACGGTTACTGGAATTGTTTGTGAACCACCTGTTTCGTTACCATAAACAGTTATAGTTGTTCTGATAGTTGAAGTTAAAGATGGGTTTGGAATAAATTTGAAAGTTAAACCTTTCGATACCGATGCGGTAGCAGATACATCATCACCAATAAAAATAGGTACTGAACCTACATCAGCTGTTACGCCTTCGCCTACAATATCACCAGCGTTTTTATTAGATAATACAATTGTATATCCCAATCTTCTATTTCCGGCAGGAGATGTAGTTGGAGAAAGAGATACTTCACCACTTCTTTGATTAACTGCAATATTAGGAACACCAAATTCTACCACAGGAATACGAGTCGTATTCTTTGGAAGTGTTACTAATTTATACTTCATTACTTGCGTTTCATCTGGGTTTGCTTCCAATACAGGCATATTTCTAATTGCCGCATCATAATAAGCAGAACCTAATGGATGAGCCGGTTCGTAAAGTGTGTAATCAATTTCATCATCTGCTAAAGCAAATTGAGTGATGTTTAATCCTTGTCCAGCTGCTAATTTTTCTCTACCTTTTTTGGTAAGAATTGCATCAACTGTTAATTCGGTATTACTTAAATATCCCATAGTATATTATTATTCTTTGTTTATAAATATTATATTTTTAAAATTCCGTTATTCTACTTCTAAAATTGGTTCACTTGCATCTCTACCTGCTTTATTTACTCTTAGAGTATTAGGATTAGTAGTAAATGTTTCGATAGGAGGCGCTCCATCTAATGTTGTTGCTGCAGTATTTTTTGAACCTCTAAAGAACGAATTCTGCATTCCTCTAGTCAAATCGGATGTATTTCTATAATGCGTTGTTAAATATCCACTAACTGGCTTAACATCGATTATATTACCACCAATAGTTGGAGGAGTTGAACCGCTAAATGGTTGGATATTTAGTTTAGTTTCTGTATATGTTTGTATATCGGAAATATATCCACCACGTGGGTCACCCAATCCATTAGCAGATGCGGTTATAGCAAATTTAGTTACAACTCTTTCTTTTTGCTCGGTTACCAATTGTACTCTAACTCTTTCTCTAACTCTTCTATTATCTTTATCGAAATAAGTTCTAATAGCAGAACCACTTTGTGCATAAATACCAAACCCTACATTTTCTAATTCGGTTTGTCCAACAATTGTATTAGAATCGGTTAAATCTATTTCACTTACAATACTAGCTTCATTGAATTTTGCATCAATAGTAACCTCTTTTTGATAATAATCGGAAGTTAATGATGTTTCATCGTAATAGTTGTATTCCGTATCTATTTGATAGCTATCTGCTGTCGTATTTTCTAATGATGCGGTGTATATTGTTGCATCATATTGATTGTTTTCACCTACTAAATTATCAGCTATATTGGAATCTACAATTGCTTCGTACTGATTGGTATCTGCATTTACATTTGTAGTATCAGAATATTTTATGTTAGCTTCTTTTTGATACTCATCTCCAGTCGGCTTCTTTTGTTCAACTTTACTTCTTTCTAATATATGTGGTTCAATCAATAAACCAGTAGTTGCCTTTACTCTAGCTGGCAACATATTCTTAATATCCTCAAACATAGATTTCTCATATAGTTTGATTAAGTTGATATAAGAATATATATCTCTCCCATCGAATCTTTGGAAATAATAATTTCTTAAAGAATCTAATTTAGAATAATTTGATTTATAATCATCGGATGGGTCACCTATGTAGTTATCTAAATTAATTCCACCAAATGATTTGGCTATATCAATATTTAATTCTTTTGTAGGTGAGAAGAATAACCCAACTCTATTCGAATCGGTAGGCGATTGGTCAAATGCTTTTTTAGTTGCTCTACCCTTTGAGGATAAATCGGCTACTAAAGTTTGAGATTCAAATCTAACTTTATTTGTAGAATATCTAGATGCTCCTAAATCAGGTATCTCTAATGAAACACTTCTATCAATTGCTTCAAATTGATATGGATATGATGTTACATTAGTAAATCCACTTGCACTAGCATATAGTGAGGCAGATGCATTAGATGAATATAATGGAATCGATAAACCATTTTCATAATCATTTCTACTATATCCTTGCGCAAAATATACATTAGTATCAACATTTATTAAAGATTGTGATACTACTAAATTTTTTGGATATTCAAAATCTAATCTGAAACATAAATCATCGGTTGAAGATGAAATATGGTTACCATTTATCATTTCAGGAAATGAAACGTGTTCATAGAATCTATTGGTATCTAATACTTCAGACCATAAACGGAATTCATCTAATGAACCACTATATATTCCACCTATTTTAATTTTAGAACCATTATTCCAATTTGTATTAGCTGATGCTGAAACGGATTGTTCAAATATTGTTTTTTCTTTATTAGATTGCCTTACATCTAACTTTAATCCAGCAGAACCACTACTTATAGAAACTCCAAAGAAATTACCATTAAATATTGGCAATATAGATGATGTTATTGCATTTGAATTATCATAATTAAATACAACATTACCATATGATGATGTTGTAGATGATTGTAATTGAACATTCCAACCGCTACCACTAATTAAAGTGTAATCCGTATTTTCAGCCGGCTTTACAAATAATTCAATTGTATTCGGTTTTATGTTTTTATTGGTAATTTTCCAATCTAATTCAATAGCTGCTCCATTATTAAATTTAAGAGCAGTAGTGATATTATCATATATTAACTTACTCTTAGTAGTTTCTGTTACTTCTGGACCACCAAATTCTAAAATAGAAAGATTTGATGATGGAATCCCATAACAAGCCAATAAAGCATAAATACCTCTCTTTGTACCTTTGTGCTTTAATAGATATGGTAAGTTATTTGCAATTCTTCTCCATACTTCCGATGTTCTACTTTTAGCTGATTTAGTAGTTTTTTCATTACCTTCCGAATCTAATCCAAATGTGTATTCCCAAAGTTTACTATCGGATGCCAAATTCTTAGCATCCCAATTAAATGATTTTAATACATCAAATAATAATTTATCTGAAATATTTTTGCTATTATATCCTAATCCTCTACTTTTTTCAATTGCTTTGGTATGAAAATAAATAGTATCAAAGTGATGTCCAATCATTGATAAGAACAATAATAGACTCTCATTTTCACTATTATTTACAATATATTGTGGTATGTTGTTTTGAACCCAATTGGGATTCTCTACATCATAGATTTCAGCTAATTGTATAATATTATCATACCACGGTAAAACTACGTTAGAATTAGTTGATAAGATTCTACCATTACCATCGTATGGCCAAGTAATAGATGTACTATTATTTGTAGTATATATCGATGATGATGTGTATAAGAAATTTTCGAATCCATCAAATCCAGCCAATAATTCATTCTTCTTTATTAACTGTCTTTCTCTTTCTTGTACATCATTTAGAACCGATGAAGATAAAGAAGCGTTACTAGCGGATATAGCACTTTCGTATGTTTCAATTAATTGAACTTTGTAAACAAAATTATCTACTCTCTCTTTTGCAGAACTAAAATGTACAAAGTTATCCCACACATATGTAGAACCGCTTACATACTCTATATTCAACTCATCCATATTGATTATAGATGAGCTTAAATATGTTGTTACCAATTGAGTAGATGAAGTAGAACCACTAAAAATTATACTATCTAATGATTCAAAATTAGTAGATTGCCCTTTTACATAATCTACATCCAAACTAAAATTAGGCCCTTTAATCGGAGGACAACTTATTTCGGATTGCTCACTTAATACAATCGTTTCAATTAACGGATTTGCCATTAATTTTGTAATCCAAAAAGTTGAATTAGTTGAAACATTGGCAGGTAATGGTGAGTATAATTTTAATATTATAGATTCAACGGAATCTGAAACAATAACGTTTCCTAATTCATCCGTTGTTTTTTCCGATAAAGTCCAATTATCATTTTCCCATGTAGAAATTAATATTTGTTCGTTATTATCAAAGTTAGCAAGGTGTGTTAAATACTTACTTTCCTTATCAGGTTCGATTATTTGTAATGCATTTGCAAATGATTCAAAAATTGCAGATGCAAATATATTCTCATCTAATTGAATTGATGGAATTATTAAATTAGTTGCTATTTCATATTCATTTCCAACTAATTCTTCAGCACCACTTCTATTAAATGGTTTAAATATTAAAGTTACATTATCGCTACCTGTCCAATTCGAATATTTGTCTCTTAATGTTTTTAAATTAATAGAAATATTTCCATTTGGAGTTAGATTTTTAAATAAAGGTATTCTACTACCATCCTTTACTTTTAAATCCACATCTATCGTAGAAGATGCAAACGTTACATATTCATATGTTAAATCGATATTGAAATCCGAAAAGGATGGTATATCTAAAGATGCTGCATGTGTTATTTCGGTAATCGATGGGAAATCGTTTACGGCTGTAAATGTAATTAAAGCTGTAACTGAATCGCCTGTACCATATTGGTTACTCTCTGCTACCAATACTATTTTCTTAGTACCATATACTTCGGAAAAATCTTTTTGGAAATACAATGTTGCAAACCCATTTGAAGCAGGTACTACAATTGTATCCAATTTACCATCAATATAAACTCTTACATTATCGGTATTTGATACTTTAAATGGAATAGATATTTCTTTTTCTAAATCCGAATCTTTTACCTGTACATTATATTGGGTAGTATCTAAACTAATAATAGGTCTAGCTACATTTATTTCTTTTTCAAAAAATACTACAATAGAAATACCGGATTTAAGTTGTTCAGCTGGTAATGAGAATGATGAATTTTGTGTATTCCAATTAGTAAAATCAACAGAATCTTTTGAAGCTTCGGCTAATTTTGCGGTATTCGTAGTTTGGTATATGTTAACTAAATTGTATTCAGCTGGCTTATTTACATATTCTATTTTAAAATCAACTCTACCATTTAGCGCATCTTTATTTATAGTTCTTATTATGTTACTATCTAATAAAGATAATTTACCACTATCCGATATAGTACCATCGTTTGCAAAAATAGTATAATTTAATATTACATTATTTGCTAATTCTTGTCTAAAGTTAGATGAAAATGCTACTTCATATTCTGTTGGAGCAGGTGATTGAGCACCAATTTGAATTGGAGTATCTAAAATTGGTTCTGATACTTTTATTGGGTTTAATTCAAAATTTAAAGTTATTGAGCCAAAATTAAATGTTTGAGTATTTCCAGCTACATATGTACCATCAGATTGTAAATCGAATTCTTGTACAGATAATATTTCAGAATATTTATAATCAACTGCGGTTACCGTTGGATTTATATTATAATTCCAATTAAATATATTTGAATTTTGATATTGATTAAAGCTAAATGCATCGGCTACCAAATAACTACCATCACGTACATATGAATTTGAGTAATTATAATCGTTATTTTGATAAGTTTTCTTTATGGAAACTTCATAGTATTTTGTAGCTTTACTACCATTCTTAACTACTTCATATCGTTTAGATGTATTGAACGTAGTTGATGGAGAAAATAATATATTGGTATTTACACCATATCCTTTAGATGTTCCGTTTTCTAAAAACTCTACTTCACCCGAATTTGATATTAAGTTTATCTTAATAACATTTTGAGTTATTTCATTTGAATAAGTAGGTGGAACAAATGTAGGATTTGGTTGAATTGGTGGAGTATATCCACCACCACCACCACCATCTATAAAAGCAGCGTATTGACCCGTACCATCATACGAAGCCAATGTGGGCTCTCCTCCAAAAATGTTTTCTATTGCCTTTACCACTCTTTATTGTTTATTATAAATATCTTATTGTATATTTTCTCTTTGATTCATATCAGATAAATCAAAACTACCACCAGGTCTATAATCTCTATCTATGTATCCCATACCGCCACCACCTCCGCTACTTCCTCCATAAGATGGGGTTGGTATTATATCTGATATTGGCGTTGTTTGTGGTTCTATTGGTGGTTCTATTATTTTTATTGGCTCTGGTTCTATTTTTTGAATAGGGGAAGCTGGTAATTCAATTGGAACTACTATTTCTTTTGGTGGATTAATTCCTTTTACATCCAATGTAACATTTTTAGGATTGTAAACATTTCTAACTCTTTCTTCTTTTATAGAAACATTTCCTACTAAATCTTCCACTTGCTTTTTAAGCGTAGTTATTTCGAATTCTTTAGGAAGTGCTTTTATTGTAATATCTCTCCTCTTTAAAGTTTTTGTATTTTGTTCAATACAATTTCTTAAAATATTTTGTATTTCATTTAGTAATACTTTAAAATCATATTGTTCGCAATCTTCAAATCTAATTGATGATGGTTTACCATAATTCGATTGACTTACATCATATTCTCTATTATTTACCCAATGTGTTATGCTTGTTTTAAAATCGGAAAATATTCTTTTTTTAAATCCATCGAAATTAGATAATCCAAAATCTTTACGCAATACGGATTCAAAATCTTTACCAAATCTATTAACCATTAAATTTGTTATAGAATCCAAATAATTAGATTCAAACGAATCCAAAGTATCTAATATATTCTTTTTATAGTATTTAAAATCTTTACTTAAATTATTGATATTTGTAAATTCATTTGATGTCTTTTCTGTTATCAATTCATCTTTTACCACTAATGGTAAAATTCTAATTTCTTCTCTTGATGGTGATATTTCCTGAATCCAAACTTTTGTCAATTCATTTTCCGAACCAACTTTGTTTCTTACAAAATTTATATTAACTTTAAGAATACCATTTGTAAATCCTAAATCATTTAATAATTTTTCAATATCAATTGCCAATTCTTTTTGACCTGCGTTGTTTACAATGTTGTATAAATAATTTTTAATATCACCAGTTTTAATGTACGCAACATTATTACCACTTTTATTAGGCAATAAATTATTGTTAACATCATATACGGATATCTCCATTACATCATGCCTGCAATCCCCAAAATCAGTATCTTGTATTTGATTTTGATTAATTATAAATTTATCATTTACTTCTAAAAACTCTCCTTTATTCGATACGTTAGCATCAATCGATTCGAAGTTTGTATATTTTTTAATACTCATAATTTATTAATATGAATCTGGGTGATATTTACCAAAACCGGCTTCGTAAGTTTTATCTTTGCTAGTTCCATCGGAACGCGTTACTACAACTTTTAGAGAACCATCTTTATATTCTGCGGAATGCGTTTTACCATTAAACAATCCTCCTTTTTTACGAGAATCTAAATCTCCAACCGCATTATGATTTAATGTGAATTCCATATCTTTACTTTGCCCAGCTTCTATACTGAAACTTTTTTGTGGAATTTTATAAAACTCTCTATCTTTAGGATTTTTTGCGGTTAGTGTTACAGTAATTGGTTGCCTATCATTATTTGTAATTGATATAGATTTTCCATTTTTCCATTGAGAATCCCCATTAGCACTAAATCTAGCCCATATTTTAAGTGCGTTTGCATCTTCTTGTGGGTTTAATTTAACAATTGCTACATCGTTTACAACATCAGCCCCAGCTGCTTGCGCTTGAGCTTGAGTTCCTTGTACAATTGCTTGTTGATTTTGTACTGCTCCTAATTGAGATTGTAAACCTTCGATAATCGAATTCAATGAGTCAATTTGTTTAATCAATGCCTGAATCTGAGCTTTGAATCCCGTATTTTGAGATTGTAAAGATGCTCTAAGAATACCTTCTTCTACCGATTTTTGTAGTGAATTTTGTATTTGTAAAGCGAAATCATCAACAGTTTGTGTTAATGTGTTTAGCTGATTAACCAATGCATCATTAGATTGTTCTATGGATAATCTATTATTTATTTCCGTTTGTACTTCTGATTCTAAATCACTTATAGTAGAATTTAAAGTAGTAACTTCGGAGGTTAAATCAGCAACTTGCTTTCGTAAATCTTCATTTTGAAGTACCTCTTCGGTATATAATGATTTTGGTACTAAATCTAAATTGGGTTTTGGTATATCTGGTTTAAGTTCTTTGATATTTAAATCAATTGCTTTAGCTAACTCAACTTCATCATATTTCGGTTTCGTTAATTCCTTAAATACCAAAGATGAAGCAACGTTATTTTCATTTACAATAGTTACACCATATTCATTTTTAGCAATAGCTTGAGAGCCGGAAATACTTAGTATAGATTCTAAGTCCGATTTTCTTTTTTCTTCTAATTTTTGTGCTATTGCTTCTAATCCTGTCATTTTATATTATTTCAAAAATTAATTTATCATCTAATATGGTAGATATACCACTTTCAATTATTTTAATTTTTAATTTATAAGTTCTATTAATTGGTAATGAATTTAAACTCATATTGAAATAATTTGAAGTAGAATCACAACTTACTTTTGTATATTCTCCAAATGGATAAATTATTTCGCCCGTTTTGTAATCTTCTAATTGATAATATGCTGAACCTGATGGTATATATTTGGTATGGTCGTATTCGAATGATGTACCAAATGATTTCAAAGGAAACATATCTCTACCTTTAATTCTAACTTTAATAGTTTCATTTGCAGGATATTTATTCTTTAAATTCGTTACTACTATCTTATATCCATCTTCAGCCGAACCCGTTGTTGGTGCTAAACTTCCGGTTGAGAATAAACTATCATCCCAAACAACTTCTAATTTTGGCTCGTATATAGTATTTGTTTCTTTTGAAAAGAATTTGATAAGACCGTAATCCAATGTATCGTTTTCGGCAGTTAAACTATGATGTAGTATTAATCCATTGTTTGATAAAGAGCCGCTTAACCATAGATTTACAATATTAGTAACATCCATTCTAACATCAGCTTCTTCGTAGTTATAAGATTGTGATGCTTCTGAAGCAGTGTACCAAGTACCACCTTCTGCGTTAGCAGAACCCGTTGTACCTAATGTAAATACCGCAGTTCCCCCTACTACATTATCTTGCCAACTATCGATTCCGTTTCTATATTTCCAACTAATACCATCGGATGTTATATTATCAAATTTAGTACCAGTTCCCATAGACCAACTTTGAGAAACGGCGTTAGCATATATTGTATATTCCAATGGAATCTCTTCAGCCTTTACTGTTTTTAAATTTAAATAAATTTTAGAACCACTTGGTATCCCCATAGATAGTACATCAAATTTAATTAAACTTCTAGCTATATCTTTGGTAGAACCATAATAAAGTTTACCAACCTCTAATATCTCATCTCTACCTGCGTTTTGGTCGGGTTGTTGTAGGTAGATACTGGCATCGTATGATGATGTAAAAAATTTATGCATATTATAAAGCTCTTCCTTTTATATCTTTGTTAGGGTATTTTACTTCGAAAATGCAAGGGTCTAAAGATGGATAAATAATCTTTCCTTTAGTTGCATCATCAATATTATATCTATTTGGAGAATAGTTTCCATCTCCACCACATAGATTATATATTTTTACAGATGGAACACTCATAACACCTTCCACATTAGCCAATATTAATTCCATTTCTGAAATGTTTATTGGTTTATTAAATGTCCAATTATCTATGTTAAAATACTTTTGTATTTCAGTTAAACAATTAGCAACTACTTCTCTTTTGTTGTAATTAGAATAACAAACTACTTCAAAATCAACTCCTATATTTACAATGAATCCATCGATTATATTAACCGCATCGGTCATCATTCTATATTCACCTAAATATGTTTTCAGATTTTGTTTAACCGCTTGATTTATTTGTGTTAATTTTTTATTACTATCATAACCCAATACATACATATTTATTGCAAATGGATTATTAACTTCAGCAATATTTGTTTTCTTTTGAGTAAGATATTTAACTAATTCTTTTTGTATATCTTGCTTTGGTTTATCTTTTAATCCCTCTACCAATCCAACAAATTCTGCGATGTTTTGCGGATTAGCTAATATAGATGCAGGTGAGTTATTATCGATTTCACCATCCGGCGAAACATACACCTTTGCAACACTACCATATCTTTCTGGCATAGATAAAGCTCTAACCATATAATCTTGCTTAGTAACTGCTCTATTTTGAGAACCAAACATTGCTAAAGCATTTTGTCTGATTTCTTCAATTGATTCTGCTCCTCTACCACCAACAGCTGCTTCTAAATTTTCAACAGCAACAGTACCTTTTGTTGCATTATATAAATTTAATTCATTATCGGAGTTGAATGAAAGTAAATCTTCTTCAAATTCTATTTTACGAATTGAAACCAAATCACCTTGATTTACATTAGATGTTATTCCACCACCAACTAAGTAGTTTACAATTAAAGATGTATTTACAGGAACAACTCCAAATGTATTTGTTTTTAAGAAATTAGATGGGTCAATACCTTGATTCAATCTTTGAATAGAATTTGCTAACCCCAATCCAACATTTTTAGGATTTGGTAAAATGGTTTCATCATTTAATGAGTTATCACCACTACCAAATTGTAAAGTAATTGTATTATCTGAATTTACTTTTGTTGAAAATCTATGCGGAACTTTTTGAACTTCTAAAATATATGGAACTTCTAAAGATTCGTTGGATAATCCTCCCGTAATAGATTGTTTGTTAGGTTGCTCTACAAAAATACTTTCTTGTGCCAAATATGGAACTTCATAGTATTTAATACCATTTGAATCGGTAACATTCGTGATTGCTATTATATCGGTATCACTTAAATCGGCATTAGGATATTCTTCATATGAACCAAATGGTATCGTAGTAGATATCTCTCTAGCAGATATAGCTTTTACTTTTTTTGTAATTAAATATTGTAATGGAACGCCATTATTATCTCTTTCATATACATCGATTTCTCTATCAGTTTCATTTGAAAAATCTACCACATCCACTGTTCTAAATATTACAGAACTATTTACCGATGATTCAATTTCCATACCATCTTTTATTTTAAGATAGTATGCATCGTTTGGTTCATAGTTTGGAGCACCTTTAGTTGGCACCAATTGATAAACAGTTATTGTTGTAATGGCTGGCGATGTTACTTTTGGTTTATATCCCATAGATTGAGCCAATGCTAAAACGTTTTTACGTTCTGTAGCATGTGCCAACATAGATTCTTTTAATTGAGTATCCTGATAAAATGATAATACATCTCCCAATGCTGCCGCTTGTTCGATAAACACCATACCAGGTGATGCTTCATTGAAATCTGAATATGTATTTGGGAAATACGTTTTAGTATAATCAATTAAATTTTGTTTAAAAGAATCGAAATCTTTTCCTACATAATTCAATGTCCTCTTAGTTCCAAACGTTTTTTTAATAGGATTTATTGCCATTTTATTTTTCTACATTTATTTGTACCGATTCGGATAAGGATGTGTTTGATTTTAAAGAAAACTTTATATCTAAGGATATTTTGTTTGTATCAATATCATTCTCATCATAATCAAATATTATTTCGTTTATGTTCAAATATGGCAACCAAATAGAAACTGCATCTGTTATAGAATTTTCTATTGAATTTTCTATATTATCCATTGGTTCGAATAAAACTCTCCAAACATCACATCCAAAATCAGGTTGCATTAATCGTTCACCTTTTCTCGTAAGAATTAGATTAATCAGATTGTTTTTAGCTTGCTTCAACGTAGTAAAATTAGTAGAAAATATACCATTAGAATCAGAACTTTGGTTTATACCAATTCCCAATACTTTATAGTTATTTTCAACTAAATCATCTACATTTACTCTACCAAGCTCTATTGCCATTACTTAAATCTTTTTACCAATTCACTATAATCTCTCGTTAATGCTTTTATTGTAGCATCTTGTAATCCATCCCCCGTTGATTCGAAAGTTGGTGTACCCGCTGGTACATTCGCATCTCTAAAATCCATAGTTTCCCATTCACTCTCATCAACTCTTAGTTCTGGTTTAATCATATCCAATACACTACTAACTGCATTTGCACCTTCTTTACGTTGTTCTGATGTGAATGGTTGCGTCATATTTAAAATCTCATTTATCATAGGGTCTTTTGAAAATTCCTTTTTGATTTGAGGTTTTTGTTGTGTTTGTACTACCGTTTGCTTTCTTAAAGGAGTAGTAGTATTTACCTCCGTCATTTCTCTTAACGATGGAGTTGTTGTTTTTCTTTGTGAGTTTAATGTAACCGCACCAGATTTAATTAATTTAGCTAATTCTTCTTTAACTTGTTGTTTAACTTCGTTTTTAACAACTTCCTTAATTAGACCTACTAATAATTTTGAATCCATAATAATTGTGTGTATGTTTAGTAATAAATATTGAAAGAATAAATTTAATACGAATGTATTAACCTATGATTTTATAACCATTCCAATTTAGTATAGCTGGAGCGGGTGGAGCGGGTGGTGGGTACTGTGCCATAACAGACATCACACCACTAACTCCCATCAAATGTGTTTTAGCTACATTTACAAATGGGTTAATCATTATATTTGTTTGAAAACTGAATTTAATGGTTGGTGGTATAAAAAATATATTAGGGATTTGTGGTATTTTATCCTTAATTAAATCATATGCCATAGCCAATAACTCCTCTTTAGTTGGTATAGCATCATCTACCATTTTTTTAAATTCCTCCTTTGTGGGTATCTTTGGTATAGAAATGCCAGGTAAATCTATATCAGGCACAACACCATCAATCGTATCCTTTACAAACTTCTTAATTTGCGCTGGAGTAGGTTTTGGAGATGGAATACTATTTGATAACTCAACCGCTGATTGTATAGCTGATATTATTGGTGCTAATATGGTTGATTCGATTGGTATAATTAATTGTTTTTTCAATTCCTCAACCGCCGTGTCTAATAGTTTTTGTTTAGCTTTTTCTATAATTTCTTTTTTCTTTGGTAATTCTGGAAATGGGAACTTAACGGCTTTTTTTAATTGAGAACCTATTGATGGTTTTTTCTTTTTTGCTTCTTTTACTTTTTGTATTATAGTTTTACCCGCTTTTATGGTCGGGTGATTTGATATAGTTGAATCGATTGGTTCTTTGTTTAATATCTTTTGAATTGTTTCATAAACATTCAATTCTCCAAATGGTGATATATTAATTGTTACTGATTTTAATTTATCCTCCAATGCTTTAGTAGCTTCTACTTCTGCTTTATGTAATGCGGCAGATGATGCTAACATTATTGGATTTGGGCCTATATTCATAATAGCACCTGCAGCAGGTGGGGTAGATTGCCATCCCATTGGTTTTAAGAGTGGATTTGGTATCGGTGCCATTTCAGCTCCTAACCAATATGTATCAAATGCAGCTGGATATATTTCTTGTAGTATATTGAAGTTTTCACCACCACTATCTTGTCCTTTTTTAAGTGCTCTCTTTATAACATCTGCCATTCCACTAACATTGCCATTGATAACGGGAACTCCATAAATCATATCACCACCTCGCTTTATACATTGGTCATATTCATTTGCGTAAAAATTAGCAAATCCATCTATATCTTTTGCAAATCGAAAAGATACCATAGATTTTAAAACGTTTACTTTGAATAGTGTCCAAGACATTATGATTTACTTAAATAGTTTTTAGCAGATAATAACGTATTAAGTTTTCCTTTTATAGCCTTAAATGCTGCAATATTAGTTGGTCCAGGCGAAGTTGGTCCTACCGGAGTGGCATATATTTGTTTAGTTATTTCATCAATCAATTCACCCATTATCTTAACCAATTCCCCACCCAATACCATTTTTTGTACATCTGCTCCCGCCGCACCTTCACCTTTATTTTTACCTAAATATACTTTACCATTTTCTGAATTAAGAAATATTTGATTAGAGCCGGCGGAATGAATCGTTACATTTTTATTAGTATGTAGGTATATATCTTTTTCAGCATCAACGGAATATTGACCATCGGTTATCACTCCTGTATTACCTTTACCAAATATAATAAATTCTTTTGCTTTAGCCGATAAAATAATTCTATCCGAATTTACAAATAATTGGTCACCACTCAAATCTTTCGAATTGGGGAAATCTTTAAATGCTTTTTTTTCCTTTTTAACTTCTTCTTTGAATGGAACTTTTATTTTATTAGATGTGATATAAACCGATGTTCCATCTTTATTAATATCTTCTTCAATCAATTCCCCAATCTTCTTAGAATCTAATTCGGAATTTTGTCTATTACGAATGAAAATAGCGGGTGATGAGGTTTTACCATCTTCAGTTAAATGGAATTCACTAAGACGAATGGTGTTACCAACTCTTCCACTTATAATAGTATCACCCTGCTTTGGTTTTAAAAACTTAATTCTTTCGTTTACTTTATATTCGTTTGTAGAGTTTGTTTTATTAGTTGAATTAGTTTGTCCTCCCGAATCCTTTGTTTCTCTAAGAGATTTACCACCTGTATTAGTAGAATCAGGTTTGGTATTATCTGTTGGTGTTAACTCTTTGTATGTAACGTAATCTCTTCTATAATTGGAATATGGGGTTACTGAATATGGTAACCAAAATATATTCGATTTATCTATTTCTAATATTAATACAGTCTCTCCTTTAATTGGCATTGTGAAATTATTCTTATCAAATGGATAAGCATAATATTCAGTTGTCATATCAGGATAAATGTAAGTTATAGCACCATATAATCTAGCATCTTTATCGGAAAAATCTTTGTTTTTATTATAAACAGAAACGAAATCGCCGTTTTCACCACTTTCGTATGGATTCAAATCCATATCAATGGGAAATACCCTATCTACCGTTGCTAAATATGATTCTATGTTTGCCATTAAATTTTAGATTTAATATCATCTAATTCTATTTGAATATCAACTAATTTTTCTTCATTTTTCTTATCCATTTCATTTACCGTATCTTCCAATTCGGTAAGTAATTGGGTCTTTTCGTGCTCACTTAGCCAACCATCTTCGCCAATACCTTTAGCTTCGGCTGCTGCTAATCTTTGTGCAATTGTTGCAAGTTTAATTAAGTGGTCATCGTTCTTAACTGATGTATCTATTAAATCTCTAATGATTGGAGCAAGAACAGTTGCTTCTCCTATATTACGAATCAATTTACGAAGAGATTCAATCATTTCTGAAATATTCTTCTTTTTGTTTTGTTGATTTTCGTATATATCTTTAAACAATGATGATAAATTCTTACCATCAAATAATTGAAATTCTGCGCTCATATTAAATTATGTTATTCTTTACTATATAATTATAAATTTCTTCACTTATTAGATTATATCCTTTTTCATTTGGATGTTTGGATGGAATTTCCTCAAAAGGTTGCGGATATTCCCAAGCCGTTTCATCTGATACTTTTACAATATAATCTCTAATCGTTTGCTTTGCGAATCCCCAATAATTCTTTTTATTTATTAAATACGTAATATCATCTTCTCTATTTAAATTCTGCACCATCATATCAAACGCATCCAACATTAAATAGTTTACACCATAAGTCTCTAACATTTTTTGTAGAAACACAATGTAATTTTGATTTATGATATTATAATAGTTTTGATTAAACATATTTTCTAAAAAGAATCTTTTATAATCTTCTAAAAAACTATTGTATTTATCATCGCCAAATTTATATGATTCGAAAAATTTATGTGGTAATAATGTTAATTCTTTTATAGACCAACTAATCCATTCTCCCTTTGGTAAAAAATGTACATAATCTCTTAAAGATGAACTCCACATTATAACAACTAAATCACCTTTGTGGATTTTTCCATTTCTTAAATCGCTGATAACATCGTTAAAAATAAGATTGTTTGCTCTACCACTCCAACCATTATTTTCGTGGTCACATCCTAATTTATTAGCTAATTTTATTGGCCAAGAATATTTGTTTCTAAAATCTCTTAGAATCATTCTATCCTTTAATTTAGATTCATCATCTAACCTACAACCCTGTCCTTCTGTCCAACTATCTCCGTATGCGTATAATTTCATTTTTTACTAATTATAAAGTTACCCATTACCAAATAATCCATATCACAATTAAGGAATGTCCAAATTGCTTTCTTAGGGTCATTTGTCATTGTATGCCCTCTTAAATTAAATGAAGTATTTAATAGTATTGGTGTACCACTTACTTTTTCAAATTGCTTTAATAAATCATAATAAAGTGGATTCATTTCTCTTCGTAAAGTTTGAATTCTAGCAGAACCATCCACGTGAGTTACGGATGGAATAGATTTGTATTCGGTAACCTTAACCACTTGATTCATATATGGAACTTCACTTTCGGATAAGAAATATTTATCATAATCTTCAAATGTTACTGATGGAGCAAATGGTCTAAACATTTCTCTCTTTTTTACAACCTTATTTATTCTATCTCTAACATCCGATAAATGCGGATTTGCTAATATAGAACGATTACCTAATGCTCTTGCACCAAATTCAGTTCTACCTTGAAACCATCCAACTATATTACCATCATTTATTAAATTAGCAACTTTCTCTACCAATGATTCATTTGTTAGATATGTTTCGATTTCTATTTCCTTAAAATTACTTATCGTATCTAATATTTCGGTTTGATTGAATTCAGGTCCTAAATATGGAGTTTGGTTATCTCCGCCAATAACTTTTTGATTCCCCAATACATTATGCCAATAATATAAGCAAGCACCAATAGCAGAACCTGCATCAGATGGTGCAAATGGAATCCATAATTCTTTTATAGATGTATGCTTTTGTAATTTACCATTAGCAGTTCCATTGTAAGCAGAACCACCACCTAATACTAAATTGGTAGTATCTACTTTTTGCATACAATTGTTAACAAAAAAATAAAATGAACTTTCGTACCATTTTTGTAGAGCTGCCGCTAAATCCATATGTTCTTGCTGAATATCCGACTCGGGTTCTCTCGGTTCTATACCAATTAATTTAACCAATTCATATGTGTACATATCGGTATTAGAATATTGCCAAGTAAAATACTTTTGGTTTATTTCTATTACGCCATTACTATTAAATCTGAACATTTTATCAAATGTATCTTTGAATCTGTATGGGTCGCCGTATGGAGCTAATCCCATAACTTTATATTCTCCACCATTTGGTTTAAATCCTAAATATGCAGTTATAGTAGAATATACTAATCCTAATGAGTTTGGAAACTTCATAGAATTAATTTCTTCAAATACGTTATCTTTACATCTTACAGCCAATGCGGTTTCCCACTCTCCAACACCATCGATTGAAATACCAACTGCATCGTGGAATGGTGATGTATAATAAGAAAACGCTAAATGAGAATTGTGATGCTTTACATATTCAATATTGCCGGTAAAATTTAATTTTTTAGCTAAATATACCGTCAAATCTCCTTCCGTAGAATCAAATTCTTCTTTGAATTTCTTCCAAGTCTTACGATTTCTCCACCAACGTTTTCCTAATGTGTTTTTAACTCTATCATATTTTATAGCAGGGTCTTCATACCAACAAATTGTATCGATATCAGATATACTCATTTTGGAGTTTTCCAATATCCATTTAATTGCCTTAAATGGAAAAGAGTTATCGTGCTTTATACCCGATAACTTCTCTTCTTCAATAGCAGCTATTACTTTACCATCTTCAAATAAACATACCGCAGAATCGTGATAAAATGCGGAAATACCTAATAAAACCATAATATTAAATTTTTATATCACCCTCTCTATCGAATTCATTATATAATTCCATTTGTCTTTCTTTCATTTTATTGACAACTTTTGTTATATAATGTGTAGGGTAACCTGTCATTTCTCTAATAAGTAGATAAAGAGATTTTTTATTGAAACTTTCTATGTAGTTTGCTCTTCTGAATAATTCTAATACCGCATCGGCAATTTGTATATCTCTTTTTTTCTGAAAAAAGTTTTCTAAATGCGTATCCCAATACAATAACATTCTATCATTAAACGTTCTATGCTCATCGTTACGAACTTCTTCTGCCCAATTGTTTTCAGTATCCCAATTATCAGGCAAAGATGATATTACATCGGTATCTTTATACCTTTTATAATTTGAATTATTATTTAAAATAAGATAGTTTCTTGCAACAATAGTAAAATAAGAGAATGCCTTTCCCTTACCTTCTTGATACATATGAATCTTTTCAATCATAAATGCAACAACCTCCGACATTACATCCTGCGGGTCATCATCAAAATAACTAAACTTCCATTTGTTATAAACTATTTCTGCTAATTTTTCAAATGAATGTTGTATTCTATCTTTATATAATTTATTCTTTACACGTTGGTCTTCACTTTTATTATACTCAATGATTGCATCTTCGGTATCTTTTGTGAAGTACATTCTAGGTACTCTTGTTCTTGGCATTTCTTATATTTGTTTGAAAGTTTGGATAGTATCCTTTATTTGAGTAAATAAAGAACCTACTTCATCATCCTTCTCAAACATTTGCTTAGAATCTATTTCCTGCAATGTCTCCAGTAATGTTATATTATTTTGTTCTTGTAAATCTATAAAATCTTCGTATTTTTCTAATTTATTAAGAAGATTGTAAATTGTATATCCGGCAATTGCGAGGAATACAGCTAAAATTATAATTATCAATTCCATATTATACTACTTCATATCCTTGTAAAAAATAGTTGTTTGCATGTTTGAATTTAACTTCAACCAATTCACCTTCTTTAGATTTCATTACAATTTTATCATTTCTACCATAATCTTGCTTTTTAACAAGTGTAGTAGAATATACTCTATCTTTAATTGTAATACCATCTAAGTGGTCAATCTCATGCTGAACGATTACAGTTTTCATCGTATCGGCTGATACTTTATCACCCTTTCTATCTTCTTCACTATTTACTTCAAATAATAATTCTCCCAAATTATCAGTCATTACAACAACTTTTGTAGAACGAAGTGTTCTAACTGGCTTTTTCATTGTATCTGGAATAGAAAGACATCCTTCGTAGAATATGAACCCCTCATTAGAACGTTGTGTGATGATAGGATTCAATAAAAATAACTCTTCATCGTTAAATTTGATAACACAAGCTCTTTTATTAACTCCGATTTGGTTTGCCGATAACCCAACACCACCCATTCCTTTCAATGCGGCAAATAACGTATCTCTAAGTATATCTGCTTCGAATTGACTTAATTCAGACTTTTCTACTCGATTTTTTAAGTATTTTGTAAATTCGGGATTTGTTAATCCATTTTTTTGTTTGTCAACGATTAATTTCATATTTTATTTTATTAATATTGTAATCAATAATGTTATCATTAATCCTATAAGTGAATAGAATGATACATCTTCTGAAAATTTAATTTGTTTATTTGTTTTTCCTTGCCGATTTTCCATTTTGTTCAATTTTTAATCCGTATTTAATCCATTTATACCATATTCTCTCGTGGAGATAATATTGAATAGGCTTATAAACTAATTCTGCTACTCCAAAAGCGGCTCCTACTTTAATTGAACCGCTTATCAACCACATCAATCCAACTCCTATCAAAGTACTTATAATTCGATATGAAATAGTTTTAGCGATGTGTCTCTTACGTTCTACTATCATTAACCTTTATTTGAATCATAAGTAATAGTTCCATCTGATTTCATATGACCCGTTCTTATAGCAGTACCACTAATCTTTGCAATATCAGTTGGTGGTTCGTGATATATTACATCATATCCTACACCTCTACCATAATTTACTGATTCGATATCTGGAATAATTGATAATAAAATCTTATCAAAGTTTTTTTGAAAAAATGGTTCTTCCATCAAATCTAACATCACTCTATGTGCCGATTTTGGATTGTTTTCATCTTCCGGTACATCTCTAATTGCTACCCAAACATCGTTTCCTTTCTCCAATTGTTGGTTGATTAACCACTCATGTCCACTATGCCAATTCTGCCATCTCCCTATGAACATTGCGTACTTTCTTTTCATTTATTTCTTTTTTTAAATAAGGTAATATAGCCAACTCTTTTGCTTTTGCCTCCACCATAATATCTACATCTAAACCATATGTGTTAGGTAGGGAATTTATATATAGTGAGTGGGCTTGTGGCTTTTCTTTTATATTATTTTCGTGTAATGCTTTTGATTCCGAATAATGTACAACTGGCGTAATGCCTTTTGGCCAAGTAGTAACTGCTAATTTAAGTGCTTGCTCTTCGGATAAATCGCCTGTACAAAATGTGTGATGATGATAATCAAATACAATAGGAATACCAATTGCATTATGTACATACATTAAATCATTGACAGAGTACATAGATGCTTTATCATCATTCTCTATTGTTAAGCGATTTTGAACTGATTTGGAGAGTCTTTGAAAGTTTTTGATAAATCTATCCATTGCAGATTTTTTATCCCCATAAACACCATTACAATGGATATTAATCTTATTGTAGGGAGTTAGAGATAATCCCATCATATCAAACACTTTACCATGTAGTTCTAAATCTGCAATAGTTTTTTCAACTACGGATTCGGATGGAGAAACTAATACATTAAATGGACCTGGATGAGATGTAATACGGATATTATGGTACTTTGCAAAATCGCCTGCTTTCTTTAACTCACTTTTGATTTCTTTATAATCTTTTAGTTGTGTAATATCGATATTATCACCCCAAGGAATAAGAGCAGATGATAATCGAAAGAAATATATACCATTCATTCGATTCCATTCTAATATTTTAATAACATCCTTTGCATTGAGTAGTGCAAGTTCGGATACATAATCCAATCCCTTCTCATTAAAGGTGCGTTTAACCATAGTACGATTTGTGGTAACTTTTTTACCCATAGTCATATTAATACATGCGTAGCCTAAATTCATATTTTAAAGTTTAAATATTATTGAACAAATATAAACAAAAAATATGAAAAAACCAAATATTTTAATATGTTTTTATGTTTTCTGCTTCGTTACGAATTTTGGCTAAATCTCTAGGGCTACCCTTTTTAGTATTCAACCAATAGTTAACTGCTTTTGGATTGTTTATCCATAATTTACGATTATTCCACGGAAAATCAGGATGCATGTAATCTTCCCATTTTAAGTTTAATGATTCTTCTTCCGTTGGTAATGAATTTTCCACTATAATTTCGGATTCTTCCTCTATTGGTAAATTTTTTTCACTATCTTCGATATTTTGTAAATTATTTTCCACTATATCTTCTTTAGTATCACCATATACCTCATATAAACCCAATTTTTCATCATTTTCCATCATTTCAGTTAAAATCTCCTTTTGTTTACGTTTTTTATCTGAAACTAAACCATTAAAAGCGATAATTAACGCTACTGCTAATGGGTCAAATACGATTACAATCAAAAATATGAAGAATTTTACAACATTTTTCAATTCCATTCCAAATGCTTCAGCAACAAAACGAAATCCACCAACTTCTTTCTCCAATCCTAAGTTAGAAATCTTAATTTGGTTGATTTTTTCAGTTTCCTGAGCATTTTCAGTTTGTAAATTTGAAATTTTATCGTTTATTTTAGCAATTTGCTTATCTCTATTATCGATAGAACGAATAAGACGAGAATTTACCTTACCTGCATCTAATATTTTACTCTGATTGGTGTTAAATTCGCTAATTTGAGTAGAAAGTTGAGTAATTTGAGCCGTATTTTGGTCAATTTTTGTTTGATGAACGGCAATTTCTCTATCAACTTGTTGTAATTGTAGAGATTGTGCTTGAAAAGCGTTTGAAAGATATCCAAAAATACCTGCTGAAGTGATTAGCATCAATAATCCAACCGAAATGGTTAAATACCACTTATTGAATCCTTTAATATTGTCCCACTCTTGCTTTAGATACGTTGCTGCAACTAATTTAGCTAACTCCAAAGAACTAGCCATTACCATAACCGATATGGATGCTCCCGCAAAAAGAACACCTAAACCTGTTACAGAGAAATATGCCGCACAACCTGCAATAATTAGTGCGGAAATACCCACTAAAAATTTCAGCCAATTCATATTATCTATTGATTCGTGTTAATTCGGCTACACGTTCTACTATCTTTCTAGCATCTTCCAATGTTGTATGTGCTTCAGATGGTGACATGTGTTGTGCGCCTGTAATTCCGTTTTGTAAAATCCTTAACTTTCCATCTAAAGATTCTAATAACATTTGTATTTTCTCGTTGTATATCATACTAATAAGTATTTTTAAATAAAAAAAGGTGATAACTACACGTTACCACCCTTTAAATATACGATAAAAAATCGAATTATCCAACTTTAATTTGAATAGATTTACTCTTTCTTTCTTCTTTTTTATCAATTGTTAAAATAAGTAACCCATTATAAAATTTAGCTTCGGTTTTAGTCCCATCATAATCTTTACCTACACTAAATGTAGCATCGATATCTTCAACTAATGGAGAAGCGCCTTCTTCTTTTTTTGCTTTAATTGTTACTTTATCTTCGGTAACATCTAACTTAATATTTTTAACATCATGTCCTAAGACACTTAGTGTTAATTGTTGTTTACCATCTTCTAATTGCTTTACATCGTAATCCGTAATCATTGATGTATATTTTGTAGATGAATAAGTTGCCGGTAATTCGGTTTCAAATAATCTGTCAATTAAGTGATTTAAATTTGCTGTGTGCATAATAATAAATGTTTTAGTTTAATAATGTAAGTTATATATTACAATTTTTATACCAATAAAAAAAGTATGACAAATTGTCATTATATCTCATTATCTTGCGATTCAATTACAGTACTCATATGGTCTGCCCAATGCATGATATACGGAATCTTATATTTCATTCGTTTACTTATATCAAATACTTTTAAATATTTTGCATTATCTTCATCATACAATCCATCTGTTAATTTCATACCAAAATACTCCGCTTCTGAAACCTGAATATTATATTGCTGTAATAGAAACATAGTTCTATCAGTATGAGTCATATGTGATAATTCGGGATTAGGAATAAATACTTTACCTTGGTTTTTAACATGCCAATCTGAAGTATTGATTATATAATATGGTTTTCCTTTTGCTCCTAATTTACCTAAATCGTGATGTAATGCACAAAATATTAATTCTTCATCTGTAAAATCTACTTTACCTCCTAAACTTACAAATAATTCTTTTACTTTAAGAGAGTTTTTACAAACATTAAAAATGTGGTCTATATAACCACCTGTATAACAATTATGATAACCTACATTGCCACTTGCTGGTGATATTGCAAGATTTACTCCTAATTCATTTTCAGAATACATAAAAAGAAGTTTATCCAATCTTTCACCTGTAAAATATTTTTTAATAATGGCAATAAATCTCTCGTAATTGTCTTTCAGTTCTTTTTCTGTCTTTTGTTTCATTTGTTTTATTTTTTTAAGTTTTATTTAATCTTTTAGTGCTTCTGTGCTGTCTGCTTTATAGTAATAATAAAAAGATACCTCAAATATACAAAAATTTTTTCAAATTTCCAAATTAATACAGATCTTTTTTTGTTAAAATTTTATAAAGTATCTCAACTTCCTCTTCTGTAGTCAATTCAGGCATATCTTCATCAAATAATCTCATAGTATATAGAGTGATTCCCTCTTCGGATTCGAACTCGGTAGATTCGGATGACCAAAGAGATGGTATAGATTCTATATTATTTTCTAATTCTTCTTGAGATACATCAATTAATGGAATAACATAATAGTGAAATGACTCATCTAATGATTCATCTTTCATCTCCAATTTTATGCATGGATTCCACTTAGTAAAACTAATATCGGTAATGGGAGTTTCGGGTACAATTATCATAATAACTAATATACTAAAAATTTATGATAATACCAAATATACGATGTTATATTATACTTTTGAATTTAGATTCATCTTCACCTATTCGTATTTTGCAAGCATCTGAATACACATAATCATTATACATTGATTCGTTCAAATCTATATCTAGATATTTAAAAATATCAATGATTTTACTTTTATCTTTTTTAATAAAAATATCTTCAAAATAATATAAAGGGTAGCCTTTTTTAGAAAATTCGTGCATCATATTAGATTCATTTAATAATACATTTTTACTATTAAGAATCTCTTCAGATGTAGTTATTGATAAATCATATACTTGTCTTTTTTGCCAACTATGAATATCGTTTACTTTCATATGATATGCTAAACTTTCACTTTGTAAATTTTTATCTATTCTATCTAATAGAATTATTTTTTCAAAATAATTAAAAAACCATTCCCAATACCCATCTTCGTTCTCTAATAAACTTTTTGGTTTTTGGGTTTTACTAACAAATGTTTTTATAAAAATGTTTTTCTTATTTTCAAAAAAATTCACATCATATGTTTGTTTATCAATCTTCTCTCGCCAATAATTGTTAAATGGCTCCGATATACAAATGTGATTTTTTTTATTTAAATGTGCTTCTATTAAATGATACAAACTCGTAGAGCCACTTCGTGCGCTTGTTAATATTGCTATTCTCATAATAACTTACCTTTTGTACTATTTTCTCTGTTACCTTTTCTCAATCTATTACTATCATTTAAATCATATAAATCTTCGTAAAAAGTTATTGGTATATTTATTTTTTGTGAAATATATCTTAATTCAGTATCACACTTTTTAATAAATTCTAATTGTTCATCGAAGTTAGGCGTTTTTTCCCACAAATATGGTAAATTAGATTTAAATCCTTTTTTTGAATTATGTAATAGAAACGACCAACTTTCTGTACAAAGTACTAAATCTTTTCTAGATAATAGTATAACTTTTTCAAAATCTTCAGATATTGTAATTAACCAATTTAATCGGTTATCTTCCTTTATAAAAAATGGTGTATGAAATACCATAGTTTTAATAACCCTATTTTTATAAGCATCTATATATGGTAATCCGGATTTGGGATTAAATGGTTCAAATTCATAAATTAATTTATTATCTACTGCCAATTTTTCACCCAAAGCGCTTGAACCTGTTCTTGGTAATGCTATTATTAATATACTCATATCAATGTTTTATTATTTTTTAATTTATGATAATTGTAATTGGTATCCGTCATCCAAACATTTAAAGCACATCTAATACCGGAATTCACCGGCATAACACCGTGAAATATTTTAGCTCCATCAAACGATATACCATATCCTAATCCTAAAGAAATTTTATCAGAATCATTTCTCATATCTTTAATATCATTTCCCTGTAAATTCGATAAAACAAATCTACCATCGGAAAATTCGTTTGTTAGTAAAATGACTGTTGTAAATTGCGATGTACTATCTTTATGTAGGTTTAAAAATCTACCATCATAATATCTGGTTAGACTGATATTTATATTTTTAACATCGAATTTATTAAAATCAAACCAATAGGAAGTATCTCCAATAGAATATAATTTTTTAAATTTATTTAATATAGTTTCTTTGAATTCATCCACATAAATTCTTCTACAATCCCAATTCTCATTTGGATTATAGTTAAAAATTTCACCAATCTGCATACAATAATTTAATATATCAGAACACTCTGTCGGAGTGAAGTATTTATTTATAGAATAATCCATTTATATTAAACGTAATTTACTATTCAATCGGTAGGTTAAAATATTATTTTGTTTTATAAATTCGTATAACTCATCAGCTATTAATTTATAACCAAATTTATTAGGATGTTTTCCAGGCACATCTTCCCATTTAACAAAATCTTCCCAAACATCGCCCGTATTAAAATCAATTAAGAAATCTTTAAATGTTTTAGTTCTATATCCCCAATAATTTGTTTCATTAATTAAATGCGTATTATCTATATTTAAATCCACCAATTTGGATATCATACTATCGAATGCATCACAAAACACATACCTAATATTCATTTTATTAAACATATGTTGTAAAAACAATATATAATTTTGATTAACATAGTCATAATATACATTAGAAAATAAATTATCCATAAAAAATAATTTATATTCATTTAATGAATCGTTATATATTGGATTGTTACTATGTTTTTTATTTAAGAACGTATTAAATATGTGTTTTTTTTCTTTATATCGATTACTCCATATATGCCACTCCTCTTCTGGAAAGTATGGTACACTATCTCTAAGAGAAGAGCTCCACATAACGATTACCAAATCGCCATTTGAAATGGTGTTAGTTTTTAAAATTTGTGAAATATTTTCGAATATATCTTTATTAGAACTAGCTCCTACTCCATAATTAGTATGTTCTATGGATAGTTTATCTGCTAAATATTTGGGCCAAGAATATTGATTTCTAAATAACGTAACATCGGCGAATCCATTGGAGCTTATGATTTTATATTCCTGGTTTAAATCGCATCCAACTCCTTCTGTATAGCTATCGCCAAATGTAAATAACTTCATACTTAATTAAATTTTAAAAGCATGGTATTTCCATACCATGCTTTTATAATAAATCATAAAAATAATTTATGATAAATGTTTAATTTTAATTTTACTTACAACCTCATTAAATGCTACAGATACTTTCGATTTCAATTGGTTTGAAAGTGGGGTAATATTTGCTTTGATTATCGAAGCGGGTCTATATACTTTATTGTTATTATTTGCCATTTTATATACTTTTAATAATTTATATTATATTTTTGAGAATCCACCGCCGCATCCTCCGCAACCCCACGACATACAATAGTATCCGCAATAGTTCCAAGGACACCAACAGCCATTGTGCATCACACTAAATAATCCATCACCGACATCTACTAAGAATAAGTCGGATGGTTCAAAATCTAATGTATAGATTACCTTTTGAGCATGCTCCATTTCTAATGATGTAATTGCTACTGCGGTTAATTCATTTGTAGATGAATCGGTTACAATCAATTTATCACCAACAACCATACTATTTACTTTTTCAAATCTGGTTTTATCTGAATTATATTCTTCTATAAAATATGTACAAGATGGCGCATCAACCCAAGTTCTACCATCTTCTAACGTTATTCTTATATAGATAGTATCAACCGATGATGAAACCATATTATCTAAGCTAGATGATTCTGATGTTAATGTTTCATTTAATTGTGGTAATGTAGCTTCCCAACCATATGTTTCTAATAATGTTTGGTCTAAAGCACCTGCGTTATTGCCATGTATATCTTGGAAATTTATAGATTTTATATAATCACCCAATTGTATAGTATCTACATCTACTAATGAGCCTGTATAATCTAAAATGAGAGAATCGTTATCAGTATGATAATCTTTTCCAGCATATCTAGCTATGTGTTTAGAAATATATTTTATTCTACTTTTTTGATTTAATCTTTTTGTATTTAATACAAATTCATCTTGCGAAAAATTTAATGGAATAATTGTACTTTGCTTATAACCACCCAAATTGATAGTATCCAATTCAGAACCATATATGATATCTATACTACGAATAATAGAATATCTACCATCTACAATATTATCATCTGAATAAATAAATTCTTGTACTAAATAATCAGAACCCAATTCATTTTTTAAATCAATTAATTCGGAAACATCATCTAATTTATATAGAGCTGGATATAAATCCAAATCATACATAGGTGATTTTGCTTTAACTAATACATTTGGAATATTTGGATTAGATATATCCAAATTATTAAATTCATCCAATTGTAAAGAACTACCACTAAAGTATGTAGAAGGGATATATTGAGAACCACTCATTAAGTTAAAAAACTCAAACTTATCGGCGCAATATGTTTCATCTACTAGTGCGGTAGTATCATATGATTGTCTTAATATAAATTTATTGGGAGTATCTTCAATATATGGTACAGTTATAGAATTCATAGGAACAATGTAGTCTGTGAATACTATATTATTTTCTGCACATTTTTCTTCTAAAATTTCTTTAAATCTAAACGGCTCTTCTAATGGAGTGTACGAATCAACCTCAGTCCATATAAAATGAAATTCTGTTATATTATTAGATGTTAAAACATCAAACAATGCGGTATAATCCAATAAATCGGCGCCACTGTTATATATGGTTGTATTTGTATTTATTTCTAAAAATTTAACATCACCATTTTTTTCCAATAAATCGCTACCTATGATAGTTGCTTTCATAAAAATTATTATATTTGTTTAGTATTCCTCTATAAATATATGATTATTTAAATTAGAGAATTTTCATTTTTGGGTCTAACTATATCTAAATATTTAGAATCAACTTCTTCCCATTTTTTTTGTGTACATGGGTTAAATAAAGTTGAAAATACTTTTTTGTTTAATGGGCATCCACAATCATCACAATATGCGGACCACTTTACTCCTTTCAAAACTTCTTTTCTAAAATCACACCCTAAACATATATTCAACCTTTCCTTTGCCAATAGTTCTTGCGTATTGGTTGGATTAAATGATATTTTCCATGCTTCAAATATTTCTTTATAATCAATCATATTTTTATATTAATGTATTGATAGATTTTGGTAAATCATAGTAATTATAAATCTTATCATATTTTTCTATAAATAGATTATCTAAAATTAAATTAGTATCCATATGTTTGCTTGAATTTACTTTTTTAAGTTCAAATGGTTTCTTAGTAATATCTGAAACCCATTTAGATATTTCATTCATATTATCTATATCAAACCATATAATTTTATTATCATTATTATGCCAATATGAAGCCGGCGTTATCAAAATATCTATAATGTTTATGATATATTCTTCCGAATAGAGATTTAAATTAATTGGTATATCATACTTGCGATTTATTAAATTATTCTCTAATAAGTAATTATTTATAATATCCCATCTAATTTTCTTATTTAATAAATCTTCACTTTTATAAAAAAATAAACCATCTGAATTAATATTTTTAAAATGCTCAAACACTTTGATAAACCCAGCTCTTTTCAAATCAAAAAGTAAATGTTTATATAATGAATAAAATGCATCATATCTATCACGTTTAACTGCTATTACCGGGTAAGCCATTCCAAATTTTTTATATAATTCGGTTAATGGTTCATGTCCGTGAGTAATATAATTCATAATATCAGATTCGTTTATAGAAGTAAAATCTATTTTAGAATTACTATCAGACCAATTGGTATCCAAAGTTTTGATATTAAAATTACTTAATATACATGAGTAGTGAAATGATGTAGAACCACGTCTTGGTAAACTTACATATATAAACTTATCATCTATTAACATTATATCAAACTTTTTTGTTTTTTAATATAGCTCAATCCAACATTGCCAGCAAATACAATTCTATCCTTTGTTGAATTTAATGCACTATTTGGAGCGTGTGGTACATCTGCTTCCATAATTATTAATTCATCTTCATTTGGAAGAATATTGTATTCCTTTCCATTTCTACCTTTAAAACATAGTTTAGCATCATCTCCTTCAATATTATCTGGCATTTGTATATAGTAAACATATGTGTAGGATGGTACAAACGAATTTAATTCTTTATTTATTTCGGTATGTATATGATATTTTTCATATCCATCTACATAATTTGGTTGTACTGGATTTTTAGCCCTTACCACATTAACCCACGAATCAGTTTCCACCATATTAACTTCCATCCCATTAAATTTGTGTATATCAATACAACAATGCATTCCTATTTGAGCTATTTCATCTATTTTATTATTTACATTAATATTACCTAAAAAATCAATATCATCTTTTATTCTAGAATATCCATATGCATCAAATTTTGATATAGGCGTTCTTTTAATTATATCATTGCATAATTCCAAAATTTCATCTTTATATTCAGACATATTTAATTTTAGCTTCCAAATAAAAGTATCGTTATCAAATTGTATCTTTTCCATATTATAATAATTTCTTATTTCCTTTATTTTTATTTTTTGCAAAAATTGTAGAATAATTGTTTACATAAAACGTTAATTCATTTATAGATGATTCCTCTAATTGAAACATATTCAATAACTCCAAATCACTTTTTGGTATCAAAGAATTATTTTTATCTAACACCTTTAATAGTTTCTCCGGTAAAGGCATGTTTGTACATTCTTTCCAAAAATCCACATTAGTTCTTTCGCATAAATAATGATAACGTATGAAGTTTAAATTTTGTTCGTTTATTTGATAACACCATATATTATATCTATCTTTGTAATTTTCATTAAACTCTGTATCGATTAGTCTTTTCAACTGCATAATCGTAGACATTAATGATGTAGCCTCCAATGGTTCTATAAACCCATACGATAATCCAATCGATATCGAATTACCAATCCAACTACGTTTATGTGTACCTGGTTTAAAATCAAAAACCTTTTGTATATCCACATTGCATCCTAAATAATCTTCTACTTCTTTCTTAGCTTCATCTAATGTACAATATCTATCGTTATGTACATAACCACATCCCCATCTATGTTGTAATGGTATTTGAAACATCCATCCACAATTCATAGAAATCATATGAGTATATGTTTTTGAATAGCCAATATTTTCATTAAGTTGCGGTAAAAAAAATGTAAATGCTTTATTCATCATTAGATATTTTTCATAACTAATCCATTCTTCCGAATGTATTCCATCTATGATAATACGTTTGAACCCGCTACAATCAAATACAAAATCTAAATCTATTTTTGTAGTATCTTTTAATGAAATGGATTTAATAGTATCTCCATCGTTATCAATCATATCAACTTCACCATCAATCCACTTAACACCTCTAGAAATAGAAATGGTTTTAAAATATTCAGCAACTGCTCTAGCATCAAAGTGATAAGCGTGATGGTAGGTAAATTTATTTGGCTCTTCTCCAACAAATAAATGTTTGGATAATTCATTGTTACCTGTCCAATTAAATAAATGTATCCCACCTTTTACAGTTGAATTTGTTTTTTCAAAAAAATCTTTATGATTTATATCTAATAAACTTAGAATTCTTCCAAAATTGGGAGTACCACCTTCGCCTGCACCTAATATTCCTATTTTAGAACTTTCTATTATAGTAACTTCTGTATTTTTCCAAAATTTATTAACTACCAATGCGGTTAACCACCCCGCAGTTCCACCTCCAATTATAACTACCTTTTTCATTATCATATTATCTGTCTATTTAAATATTTTAAAAAATACTTATCGACTACATTTTTGGAATGATTTATATCAATTAATAGATTTTTATTCCATTTACATATGGATTTTACATCATTGGTATCGTATATTGATATCAACGCTTCTGCGGTATTTATCAAAGAATTAATTTTATATTCACCATCATTCATATTGTCATATTCTTCGCTAACAACCGAATCAAAAGTTTTGAATCCTAATTGTTTTAAAAAGGATAGGTATCCTCTTTCCGCGTATATTACAAATGGTTTTTCTAAATAAATTGCTTTAAATGTTTTTTCGGTTATATGGATAATGTTTTGTATTATACTCGTTTCTGATATAATATTTACTTTACATTTACGATACCATATTGGATTCACATTGTAAAGAAATTCATCCATATTAGATAGTTCCTTACCATAATACACATCATCTTCTAACTGAATGGATTCGAAATTGTTAACATCTATATTTAGATATTTTATTATAGGAAATTGGGTTTCCACTTTTCTTAAATCAAAATTGTTATTTACCCAACTAAATTTAGTATATTTCAATAAGCCCCTTTCCCACAATTTTGATAGTAATCGTAATTTATGTAAACTCATTCTTCTGTTTAAACATAAAAAATCGATATCAGCTTGAGTATCGGCTGAATCGGTTATATATTTACTTAAATTTAATGGAGTAGATATTAGAAAGTGCGGAAAATATGTTTTATTAATTTGATGTGTACCATACTTTACCTTATGCATATATGGATTATGGGAATCATTTTGAGCTAAAATAAATCTATTATCCAAATCAACACCGATTTCGTTTAATCTATTTAATAACTTAACACTATTGTTATGAATAGTATAGGTAGCCTCCGTTGTAAAATCAGCTATGAAGTAAAATCCATATCCATTTAACTCACATATTAAGTTATAAAACTCATCGGTATTAGTGGTTTTTATGGGGTTTAAATTGGCTCCAGTTTCCCAATTGAATATAAAATAGTTTGTATCGTTTACATCTATTTCATCTACATCTATTTCGTATATTTTAACTGAACTATCTATATGTTCCATCAATGAACACATAGCCGTTTTGGTTGTGAATGAATGAAACCAATATTTTATCATAAACCCTCAACTTTATTCCATTTACCCAAATCGCAACTGCCCATCTTAGGTGTGAATATTTTTTTACCTAAAGGACAACCGCATTCACCACATACGAATCCAAACACAACTGATTCCCTTCTACTATCACATCCCATACATATGGATAATCTATTTTGGGCTAATTCGGATTGCGCTTTTGTAGGATTCTCAGCTCTCCACCAACTTATAGCTATTTCCTTTATCTTATTCATAACTTATTCCATATCTTATGCAAACGGGCACAATCTTCGTATAGTTCTAATTTAGTTAACCTATCCATTAACCACTCACCCATAGATTTAAAATCCTTTCTATGCAATGTTATATAGGCTGGTAGGTGTTTGTATTTTATAAGAACAATCTCTTTACATCTTCTATTAGATTTCCAATTGTTCAACTTATCAACCAATTCAGATAGATTTGACTCGGATAACTTTACCTCATCTAAATGAGTTCTCCAATCCAAAGTAATCCATCCCTTTTCTAACTTATTTAAAGCAGATACATTCATACGTTTAAATATACGAATAATTTTTTAAATTTCCAAATAAAGGGGGAGGGGGTTGGGGGGAGAACCGTCGCTTCCGTCAAAAAGAAATTTTTCTTATCTCTATTGATAGTTCTCTTTTCTAAATCTCCTATCCTTTTCTTCTCTTTTAAGCCTTCTCCACCACCAAATGATAAAGTACCCCATACCAAATAAGATAAGCAAAATAAGCCCTATTAAAACGAACGGAATCATTATAATAGATAATATCACATCTCGTATGAATCTTAGATACTTCATATCTCACTCTATTTGAGGTACTTATCTTGTAATACTTTTAGTTGTTCCCTTAAAGCCGTATTCGAATCGCTAAGTGCTTTTTGCGCTGCGGCATCTCCCGATTGAGCTGCTTTGGCAGTTGCTTCGTTGGTTTCTATCTTTTGTTGTAAGGTTGTAGCAGTTGTTTGTATTTCCGCCTTCACCGCATCCACCGATTTGGATTGAACATCCGCAAGTTGTGATGAAGGTGTAGCAATTTTAGATAACATAACGGAATCCTTAGTAACGACTTGTACTTCTAACTCTTCTCCCTCTGCGGAAGAGATAACGTTGTACTTTGTTGTTGAGGATTGTTTAGAGTTACCAAAATAGAATACATCCTTAATAGAATTAAAATCAGTTCTTAATTCAACTATCCTATCATTGATAATTTTTAAGTTGGAAGCTAGAGTATCTTCGTTTATCCTTGCGTTCTCATCTAAGGGAGTAATGGGTAACCCCTTTACTGAATAATCACCCGATAGGTTCAAATCAAAAATATCGTATTCATCTTCGGGTTTAGGCGAGTTAGGGGAGAGTGTCCAATTTATCTGCTCTATCAATCCCTTATATGAGTCCTCCAACGACCACTTTACGGATTTAACCCCCGCAAATTTACCTTTCTCCCTCTGCTTACTTATTGATTCTTCAATAGTATTTAGATTCACCTCCAATATAGGAATAGTCCTTCCCATCTTTGCACCCAATATCTTAGAGTGCTCCTTATATGAGTAATGTGGATTCGATACCAACGAGTCTGATAAGTTCTCAATCAACTCCTTTGAACCCAAATAAGTATCCGTTCCCTTTATATGTACGATAACACCCGATACTGATAGAAGAGGGGATAACTCTACTTTGAGTTCACCCTCCGTAATCTCAATGGGTTTAATGCCCGATTTAGCGGAAATCTTCCACACCCCATCTTCATATGAGTATCTCTCCGGCGATTGTGTTAATTCTATTTGCATAATCCGTAAGCCCTTTTATATATGGTAGAATCCTTAATCTTTCCTCTTCTACCCCTTTGTAATTCATAAACCTTTCTAATAAACTCCTTATATATTCCATCCTCAACCGCAGAAGAAACCATCTCATTGATAAGAGAATCATCCGCTAAGAACCGATTCTTCTTTACCACATCCACTCTCTCCATATAGTTAATCATCGTTGCCACACCTATTGAAGTAGAGTATTCCTCTGCAATCTTCATATAATCCGTATCTCTTAACATATCATTTCGTTTGTTAATAAATATCATCATCCTCAATAAAAGAAAAAGAGCTCAATCCCTTTAAAACCGCTAATGGTGTATCACACCCAATGTCAAAAAAGGGTTTCCCCAGCGAAAAAACCGGGCTCGGTATTTAAGCGGACCCGACCCGGTCTCACGCATGGTCATTGCTTTAGGTTTACGTGAAATTCAGTTAAGGGGTCTCATCGGGGGAAGAGCATAAAAAAAGGCCACACTCTTTTGGAGTGCGACCTTTGTTTACTATTTACTATTTACTATCTACTCACCAATCTTATGAGTGTACTGCTTCATCAGTCTATTGGCGTTATGGATTAGTTCCCTACTCGTATAGAGTTGGGATACCTTCAACTCCTTAACCCATTGTTGGAACTTAGGGTCAGCCATTGTCTTATTCCTTTGTTCTTCTATACTATGTATGTTCTCTATGTTATTATATGCTTCTACTACTATATGGGTATTTGTCATATCTTTGCTGAATTTATTTTTATTAATGTCGAAAACGTTTCAGGGTTACATTTGTAAACTATGCTTGCGCAATAGGGGGATGTAGGACCAATGCCTCTTTAATATACTCATCCTGCTCTGCTTCGAACGCCTCCGCTTCTCGCTCATATAGCTTAATCATCTTTAAGGCGGCACGCAACTCATTTAGCCTATTGGATGCGGACCACTTAGGTGCACCATCCTTCATTGCACGGATACGTTTCATTAATACCGCCTCCGCTTTCTCTAATACTACAATTGCTTCTGTCATTTCTTATTTATTTAGTTTATGTTTAATTACACTCCACATCTCCTTATACTTCACTTCGGATGCGTATGCCGCTTTCTCATATGGGTTTCTACTATATGCTACATCGTTGTACTCTTTCCACTTAGATGTAAGGGGTTGTAGGGAGTGTGTCCATTCGTGTATGATTGTTTGGAGTAACTCCTTAACGGTATCTATGTTATTATAGTATATAAAGATAGCATGGTCTTGAGGGTCATACTCACCCATATCGGTATCCCAGCCCTTCCAATAGCTAACCAATATACCGAGCTGTTTTTTATTGTTCTGACCCATATGGTTCTTGCACCATGTCTCAGCCATTCTACCTATACGAACTACATCTGCTCTGTCCTCTATCTTGCTGCTCAAATTCCATTTCATTCGTTATTGTTTTAAATAAAAATAGATGGCCATTCGGTGTGACCATCTATTGTAATGTAACGCTTTTGTAAATGTGTAAATCAATCAATCAGAGAATAACCAAATAATACCGAATGCGTTGAGCGGTGGGATGGAATTGAACCATCTCCTTCGACCTGGACGGCCGATGTGCTACCGTAACACTTCCTCCGCTTATAGGGGGCGACGAACCCCCGTTGGATTACTTAACTACTGAAGAGTCTAACTTAGCTGAATCAACAGCTACTACTGCTGAATCTACTTTAGTCGAATCTACTGCGGTTGAATCGGTTGCTGGCGCTGAGCCATTACCATTACCACATGCTGTTAATCCTACGGTCAATGCAACTACTGCTGCGAATACTACTTTTTTCATCTTTCTTTGTTTATGTTTAACTAATAGTTTAAATTTAAGTAAAGATGGGACCGGCTATATAGGCATCCGCCACCGGTCCCTTCTCTAAGTGATATTAAGCGAACAACTCTTTCTTAATTTCACGAGCCTTCTTTAAAGAAGTAGTGAATTGAGATTCACCTGCTACTCTAACTCTATAAGATACACGGCCCGATGGGTAGGTAATCTTCTGAATATTAGATACTGGTGTTTCGTAGGTAGCTGTTTTCTTAGCTGTCTTACGATTCTTAGATGTAACCTTAGTTACTTTACTTGTTGCTTTCGCTTTTGCTTTGTTAGCCATTTTATACAATTTAATCCATTGGGTGTTTAATACAGGTCCCCAACTTCACCTTTGATATATACAAATATACGAATAATTTTCGATATTGCCAAATTTATTCCGATAAACAT